AACCTTAATTGAAGGCAATGTCCCTGCTGGACCTACAAATCAAATTGTAACAATAAGTCCAGACTTAGTAAATTTTACTGATCTTAACTCTACCCTAGGAACGTTTTCTGTTGGAACATATTTTTATTCTGATAGTGCTTATTTAAAGTCTGTTTCTATTGGGTTTGAGTATACAGATACAACAACCTCTTTAATAGTCCAAAAGTTAGAAACTTATGAAACAAACCTATTTCAAAACTGGGCTTTTATTTCAGGTACATTTGAAATTCCAGATGAGTTTACTAATATGCGTATTATTCTTAAAATTGATACCGATGCTGGCGGACTAACCACTTCTGCTTATCAGTTTTATATCAACGGCATTAGCGTTGGTCAATGGTCTGAAGAATTTAACACAATATCTCTTGGTGTAACTCCACAAACCTTTCCATCTACTATTGCTCTTGACACAACAAGTTTAGTGATACCAGCATCAGCATACGGACTTTCTACAGATCAAGGTTATTACCTTACAAACGATAACGCTTTATTGGCAAAGAATACAAGCATCCCTATGGTTTATGGTGCATCAGGTGTAACAAAGTTAAGTCCAAATAATGGTGGTGACCCATCTCTTATAATTCCTGGCAAGGGGTTTTTAAATGAACTTGGTAGATATAAAGAATATACTGTAGAGTTTTGGGCAAGAATCAATTCTGATGCCATTACTCCAAGAAGAATATTTGGGCCAATAGCAGATTCAAATGGTATTTATGTAGAGGCTGGATTTTTAACATTAGTTATTGGTGATAAGTTTGCATCTCACTTTGTTGGTGAGTGGACTAGACCAATGCTTATTCATATTCGTTTAATTAGAAATTCTGTAACAGTGCTTCTAAATGGAGAAGAAGTTATTTCTCTTGCTATTGATACAGAAAATTTAGTTTTGCCAGAAGCAACTCTTCTTGGAGACTCACAAGACTGGCTAGGATTCTATGCCTACGCTGATGTTTCTCCTATTGAAATTGACTGTGTTGCTATCTATTCGTATCAAGTACCGATCAGCGTTGCAAAGCGTAGATGGGTTTATGGACAGGGAGTTTTATCTCCTGAAGGAATTAACTCTGCTTATGGCGGAACATCAGCATTCTTTGACTATCCTTTTGCAGACTATACAGCAAACTACAACTATCCAAACTTTGCTGAGTGGCAGCAGGGTACATTTGACAACCTAACAACAACTTCTACAGCAATAACAACTCCACAGTATGAGTTGCCAGAAATATTCTTAGATACAAAAACTCTAGAAGAATTCTATTCTGATAACCAGGCCATTCAGTCTGGCACAGATAAGTTTATCACCCTTAGACCAAATAACGACTGGGACTCAGATAGCCCATATATTAACTTCCCAAGATTTAATATGATTAATGACCAAGTTCATACAGTTTATGGCATATTTCAAATAGATGATAGCGACCTTACAGAGCAGATACTGTTTAAATTTTATAACACCCTAACTGGAAACTCTTTTAGCATACGTAAAGATGGGCCAGATATAGATTATTATCTAACTTATAATGGAGTCGAAGAACAATTTTATTCAGCAACATTTTTCCCAGTAGGGCAAAAGATGGCAGTTGGAGTTGAAATTCAAAAACTTGTAGACTTCTTTGGTGGCAATGTTGCAGCATTCTTTGGAACTCAAAGTGGTTTAGAACTCTATGTTGGTGGAGACGAAACGGGTGACTTTACCTTTACTGGAAAAATTTATAGTGTTGGTTTTGCAAGTGCTTTTAATGCATCAGAATTAGCATCACATTTTAATGAAAATGGAACTGCTATTATGGACGAAGAAGAGTCAGGTCCTGTAGAGCCAGAAAATGCAAGAGCACTTCTTGATCACGTAGCAAGTTATACACTACTGCCTACAAGTGCTTATGGACAATTCTTCTTAGATATTGGTGTTTCTGGATATTGGGAAGACTATCTTCCACTTTCATATTTTGCACAGTTTGTAAAAAATGATGTAGGAACAGAGTATTATGACTTAGACTTCTTGCAATTTAACATTGGATATCCAGCACCTTCAAAACTTCAAGAAACAGAGCAGGTAGCAGAAAGTTGGACCTACGGAGATCTTAAGGATGAGTATAAACTTCCTACTCAAAAAACCTACCAGCAGTTAGATAATATCCTCTATACAGGATGGGCTAACTATGAGGATATGGCTCAAAAATCTCTTAAGTTCTATCAGTATGACACAAGTGAAGCATCTATTAGAAGTTATCTAACTTTTCAGTATATATTGGATGGAGCAAATTTACTACAATCTGACTTTACAAGATTAGAAAATGCAACAAGTAGCAAGATTATTGATATTAATGAACATCCACTTTGGGAAACAACAAAGTTTGAAGTCGTAGACAATATGTTAATTTATCCAACAAAGACTATTGACTTTAATGATTTGGCTGTAGTTTTCCATCTTGAGTTTAAACTTAGAAGCATTTTAACTAAACCAATCGCTTTGAGTAGACTTGAGTTTGCATCTCAGGCTTTAAACAATAACTCGTTCAACCCAGTGGGAACTAGATTTGGTGTAGACGTGTTCCCGTACAAACGTGCTGGTATCTATTATGATTATAAGTCTAAGAATCCATATAGTGTTTATAAGGGAAGCACTCCATACCTATATCTAAATAGAACAAGTGGTATACAGGTACGTGGAGAGTTTGATCCAGATATTAGTCGTGGCATAGCAGTTCCAGTTAACCAGACAACAGCAGCAAACTATCGTGTTAGTGCTGCCCAACTATGGATGAGATATGATGAGGATCAGTTCCCAGCAATACCTACAGAGTTATTTGAGATTGACTATAAGGGTGATGTAATTAAGTTCTATATGGTTGCAGATAGCGAAAGAGGAACTAGAGCAAGAATCTACGCTTTAAATCAATCAACAAGTCTTCCGTTTAATGGCATTGCTTATTACTGGAATGGAACCCTTGTTCGTGAACCAGTCGTTACCACAAAAGAGTGGGGAGTGCTTGGTATTGCATTTACTACCGCTCTCAACTTTGATGCTTACCTTGGCGGTATTAATCTCACTGGCCCAATGCTATTTAATAATGTAGCCTTCTATCAGGCTAACAACCTACAGCAGGTACAGAGTACTCTTACCCGCCCATGGCTCAAGGTTAAGACAGATGGCGTAACAAATTACCAGTGGCAATACTGGCTAAATAACTTTACTTGGGATGGCGTTTTGGTTATTTCAGCGTCAGATCTTTATGGAGTAAGCCCAGATGAGGTTTATAAGACATATTTGGGAACTAATAAGATTATTATTGATGATAATGAGGGAATGACGTTCAATCCTGACATACTTAAGGTATATAACGACACAACTTGGCAGACTACTGTCAAGATTCCAGTGTAATGTGCTATACTTGTGGTTATGGAAGATGGAATTTTAAGCAAAGTTCGCAATGTAAGGCGACAAGTAATTGAAAAAAAGTACAATTGGGGTTTGTACGTGTACAAAAAGTCCAATGGCTCTTGGTTTACTGACGGAGATGGCAACATCTTGAATATTGAATCAATGCGTGGTGACCTCTCTAAAATCACTGAACTTAAGAATGCAGCAAAATATTACGGGGATGAAGGAGATGGCGAAGCCGTCTTTGTTCCTGGTTTAACAAGAATTACAGATGAAGAGCATTCAGTACAAAAGGATCGAATGAGACAGGGACTTATCCCTTCTATGAATGACCTTGGTGCTTGGTATGCTGCACAACAAACTCACGATAAGTATGGGCCAAGCGATGACTGATGAATATGACAACTATGTAAGAGTTGGGTTAAATACCCAAGAAAAAACAGAGAATCCATTTAAGGAACAAGATCCTTTTAATAAGTCTTGGGACTCACTAAAAGATTACTCTGGTCTAGAGCAAAACTTTAGACGAAAGACTGCACGTAATGTTTCTAAAGCAGTAAACACTGCAACACCAGCATATCTTGATGCAGCAAATGCAATACCTTCTGGACCAGATGCTAGTTCTAAGCAAATTAATCCAGGCACAGTTTATCGTAATGGCTATGGTCTATTTGATGTTATTACTCCACCATACAACATGTATGAGTTGGCTAACTTCTATGACACATCTTTTGCTAACCACGCTGCTATTGATGCTAAGGTAGAAAATGTTGTTGGTCTTGGCTACTCATTTGAAGTAGCAGACAGAACAATGCTTCGTTTTGAAATGAATGACGACCAAGGTGCAGTTGATCGTGCTCGTCGTAGAATTGAAAGAATGAAACTTGAACTTAAGGATTGGCTAGAAAACCTTAATGATGATGATTCATTTACCAAGACAATGGAAAAGTTTTATACAGATGTTCAGGCTACAGGCAATGGCTTCTTAGAAATTGGTCGCACTGTAACTGGAGAGATTGGCTACATAGGGCATATCCCAGCAACAACAATTCGTGTTCGCCGTCTTCGTGATGGCTATGTTCAGATCATTGGAAATAAGGTAGTTTACTTCCGCAACTTTGGAGCAAAGAACCCAAACCCAATGACTGCTGATACTCGTCCAAATGAGATTATTCATTACAAAGAATATTCTCCACTAAACACATACTATGGAATTCCAGACATTGTTGCTGCCCTTCCATCTCTAATTGGTGACCAACTTGCGTCACAATATAACATTGATTATTTTGAGAACAAGGCTGTTCCAAGATATATCGTTACACTCAAGGGTGCAAAACTTTCATCAGATGGTGAAGATAAGATGTTTAGATTCTTGCAGACTGGACTTAAGTCACAGTCACACAGAACTCTTTATATCCCACTTCCTGGAGATACTGATCAGAACAAAGTTGAGTTTAAGATGGAGCCGATTGAAAACGGTATTCAGGATGGCTCATTCAAAGAGTATCGTAAGCAGAATCGTGATGATATTTTTATTGCTCATCAGATGCCAATTTCTAAAATTGGTGGTTCTGAAGGAGCAGGCGTAGCGGCCGCTTTGTCACAAGACCGTACCTTTAAAGAGCAGGTATGCCGTCCAGCACAAAGCCACCTTGCCAAGGTAGTTAACAAGATCATCAAGGAAAAGACAGATATCCTTGAACTTAAGTTTAACGAGTTTACTCTTACAGACGAAATTGCACAGTCACAGATTATCGAAAGATACATCAAGACTCAGGTCATGACTCCAAATGAGGGTCGTGAAGCAATTGGATTGCCAAATCGTCCAGATGGCGATGAGCCATTTGTTATGTCTCCAAGACAGGCTACAGATGCACAAGCAAACTTTGCTGGCAATCGTCAGCGGGATTCAGAACGTGCAAATAGCCAATCTGATGGAGAAGCAACAGTATCTGGACGCAATCCACAAGGAGAGGGCAGATCGTCTCAATAATTGAGAAATCTGTTAAAAGGTTTGATATAATGGTAACGATATGTTAATAAACAAGGCTCATTGGGTTACTGATGGCGACAACGTTCGTCTATCGATGCCCATCGGAAAAGTTGACGTTGAACGCCGTATGGTGTCTGGCTTTGCAACTCTTGATAACATTGATAAGCAAGGCGACATTGTAACAACTGAGTCTAGCATCAATGCATTCAAAAACTTCCGTGGCAATCTTCGTGAAATGCACCAGCCTTCAGCGGTTGGTAAGATTGTTTCATTTAAGGAAGACCGCTATTTTGATCCCAACTCAAAGAAATTCTACTCTGGTGTTTATGTGTCTGCCTATGTTTCAAAGGGTGCACAGGATGCTTGGGAGAAAGTTCTTGATGGAACATACACTGGATTTTCTATCGGTGGAAACATCAAGACATGGGATGATGCATTCAATGAAGAGATGGACAAGTCTATTCGTGTTATTAAAGAATATGACCTCTTTGAACTTTCATTGGTTGACTCACCAGCAAATCAATTTGCAAACATCGTATCTATTGAAAAGCAGAATGGTCATAATGTAATTGGTGGCTTGATCTCAAAGGTAGATACAGAAAATATTTTTTATGATTCAGAATCAGGTATGGTAATCGTATCAGATGCTGAATCTGTTAATCATCCAGTTACAGAAAAGCAGATGAAGAACATTGGTTTTGTAGAAAAGAACGATAACGAAAAAGCAGAAATGATAAAATTCTTAGTTGATAGTGCTAAAGGCATTAGTACAATTAAGATGACAAAGGAGGTAAACCCTATGACAGAAGCAGCAGAAGTATTAGATAATACTAAAGTTGAAAATGTAGAGGTTGCTCCAGAGGCACAGCCAGCAGAAGTTGAAGAAACTCCTGCAGTCGCTGAAGAAGCAGTGGTTGCTGAAGAAGCACCTGTTGCAGATGCAGTCGATGGTAGTGCAGATTCTCCTGTTGCAGATGCAGCAGTAGAAGAAGAGACAGTCGATGCAGCAGTTGATGCTGTAGCCGAAGTTAAGGAAGAAGTTGCTAAGGCAATTGCTGGAATTAACGAGTCTCTTACTAATGCCTTTGGCGATCTCGCTGCAACCATTAAGTCTCTTAATGAGCAGGTAGCAGCAGTAACGAAGTCCGTTGATAATGTAACAAGTGAGGTTAACAATATCAAAGGTAACTTTAATGAGTTTGGAAAGAGAGTAGATGCCGTTGAGCAAGATACCGCTTTCCGCAAGTCTGGCGATCTAGGCGAGATCGTGCAGTTTGAGCCTGTAAAGGTTCAGAAATCCCTATGGGGCGGCCGTTTCCTCACAAATGCCGACCTATTTAACTAAGGTATATATCACTAGGAGGTGAACAATATGTCGGAACAAAATAATACAGATATCGTAAAGAACTATCCAGGTAGCCCAACAGAAGGCCACGCCCACAACGGCGACGGTGCATTTGCATCAGGCGGAATTGGTGGAGCAACCACTACAGATTCAAACGGTAATCTTTCTCCAGCCGCTTCACTTGGCAACATTGCCACAGCAGCATGGGGAACAACATCTGGCGCTAACGCTGTAAATCCAACTGGAACCCCAGGCGGTATTCTTGCACCAGAGCAGGCTCGTCGATTCATCGACTACGTGTGGGATGCAACAGTTCTCGCTAAAGATGGACGTAGAGTTACAATGAGAGCCAACACAATGGAACTTGAAAAAGTTAACGTTGGTGAGCGTGTAATCCGTGCTGCTGCACAAGCACAGCCTGATTTCACAAACGCAGGTGCGACCTTTACTAAGGTTGAGTTGACAACAAAGAAGATCCGTTTGGATTGGGAAGTTTCAACAGAAGCACTTGAAGACAATATTGAAGGTGGAGCACTTGAAGATCATCTAGTTCGCTTGATGACAAATGCTTTCGCTAACGACATTGAAGATCTTGCGATCAACGGTGTAGGATCAGGAAATGATCCATTCCTTTCAATCATGCCTGGTTTCGTAAAGCAGGTTAATCAGGTACAGGGTAACGATGCTCACGAAGCAGCAGTTACAGTAACTGACAATGAGTGGACACCATCAGTAATGCAGGACATTATCTTGGCAATGCCACGTAAGTACCGTGCACTTAAGTCAAACCTTAAGTTCTACGCAGGTACAGACGCATTCCAGGGTATCGTCAAGAACAACGGTACACTTGCAGATGCAATCGCAGAAGCAGTTTCAGGTCAGATCCCAGGAAGCACACAGGCTAACCGCCAGGCTTACCTTGATGGCGCTGGTCAGACATTTGGTGATGCTCGTACAACTCGTGTTCTCGGCATTACAGTCCAAGAAGTTCCTTACTACCCAGCAGGCTATGTCGACTTGACATTCCCAGCAAACCGTGTATGGGGCTTCCAGCGTGATATCACAGTAAACCGTGAATATGTCGCTAAGAAGGACACAATCGAATACACAGTATTCGTACGCTTTGGTATTCAATGGGAAGAGTTGGATGCAGTTGCTTACGCAGATGCAGACGCTACAGATTCCTAATTAATATCGAACAATGATTGAGGGGGGCAGCGTAAAAACTGCCCTCCTTAGTCATATTCTGGTATAATTACAAATGAACATGGGAGATTTATATGACAATGGAAGATTTAGCAGAAAAAAATGTTGCAGAACTAAAAGCATATGCTAAAAAAAATAACATTGATCTCTACGGCACAAAAACAAAAATAGAAATTCTTGAAGTACTTGCTAGTTTTGTAGGGGAAAAGCCAAAACCAAAACCAGCCAAGCAACCAAAAGTTGAAGTTGCACCAGTGGTAGAGAAACAAGAGGCAGTGGATATGACAGATAAAGTAGCACTATACTCAACTAGAAACATACATTGGGGAAGCGGAATCGGCGCACTCAAGGTAGGTTATAACATCGTCTCAAAGGAGGCATCGGAAAAGATGGTTACTCATAAGGCAGTACGCATAGCGACTCCTGAAGAACTAGCCTCATACTACGGTAAATAATTATGCAGATTCTAAGACTCCCACCATACCCACTTTCTGTTACATACACAGTTCCAGATGCAAACACAGAGTATGTCCTTGTAATTGAGGATACAGCAGAACAGTCAGAATTGGTTGCTTATGTAACTTCAAACGCTAGTTCAAAGATAACTTACTCACTTACTGGTGACTTTATTAAATATGATAAATCATATTCTTTAACAATTTATGAAGATCTAATGGAAAGCGGAGATGTAGTAGCAGACCGTGGAGATATAGTTGTACAAGACAACCTTGATATTGCTCGTCCATACATCAACCCAACAGAACTTGCTGCAACATATGGAGCAACAACAGCAACTGAAATTGCTAAGTATGTTGACTATGAGGCATTGGCAAGACTTATTATTGATAGCATAACTGGTGGGTTTTATTACTCAAGAAGATTTATTGAACCAAAGAGCGCAATTATTAAAGATCCCGTAGCAGCAACAGAGGGATATAACAGATCAGAGCGTAGACCAGCAAGAATTCCAGTAGCAGTTTCAGACTCATTTACTTTGTTTGATACAGAAGATAGCGGAAACGTAGCAACTATTACTCCTGGAGTAACATTTCCTGCAGGAACAGACTACATATTCTTAGCAGAGACTGGGTATAAGGTTGTCCCATATGACATTCAGGATGCAACTAAAATGTTAATTGAAGATATTAAGTGTGGAAAACTAGATTATTATAAGAGATATGTAAAGACCTATAGTACTGATCAATTCAAGATTGAATACGATAAGCGTATGATTGATGGTACAGGAAATATTATTGTAGACAAAGTATTAGATAGGTATGTTACAACAATTACACGTCCAGGAGTTCTATAGTGGATCAATGCTGTCCAGAGACAGACTTCATGTATCCGATGAAGGCTGATATCTATTATCCAGTAATTAGCCAGACTGACTATGGTCAGGCTACTAAGAAGTGGGTTTTGGACAGAGTTATTATTCTTAATGCTACCCCAGTTGGTGGAGCAGGTCAAGAGGACATTAAGCCAGAGATATTTTTACAGTATGAGAATAAGTTAGTGAGCAGAATAAAAGAAGATCCAAGAATGTCAACAAGCAATGGCAGTAATGCTATTACAAATATACTTGTTGCAAATATTAGAAATGCACAAGATGTATTAATTTATAAAGAAACAGCAGGTGCTCGTGCTGGACGTGGAACTATTTACGAACTTGGAACAGTAGAGCCTATGACTGGCCCATTCGGTTCTATTGACTACTATAAGATGCTGCTCCGTAGAGCAGAAAATCAAACTGTAGGTGACTAGTGAGAGTTAGCCTAGAAGCCAAAAGTTTTGAAAGACAGATGGAAAACATTGTTCAATATTCTTTTGGATTTTTAGAGGGTGTAAAAAAAGGTAAAAAGATATTCCTAGATAATCTTGGCAGGGGAACTATAGAAGCCTTAGCCTTATATGTAGATTCATCAGCAAGAGGAAACCCAAGTGCCTTACATCACGTATACGAATGGTATCAAACAGGAAGCCCAAACGCAAGACTATTTGATATAGACTATACCGTTAGCAATAATGGCTTGACATTTAATTCACAGTTTAGGCAATCAAGAACACTTAAAGAAGACTCAAATGAACCATTTTATAACAAGGCCTACATTATGGAAAATGGAATACCAGTAACAATCACACCCAAGAGATCTTCAGTTTTGGTTTTTGAAGAAGGGGTAGATCAAAGGGTATTGACGTAGGATATAAGTGGATCGCTAATGCAAAGGTTGGTGTAGAATAGGACTATGGGACTACAAGTAAATGGACATACAGGCTTTCCGCCTACATTTTTAAATGCTTATATTGTTGACGAACTAAAGCAGTTCGATGATAGAGATGGCAACCCACTCATACCTTCTGGACCACTGCCATTTGAACCAATGTTTCCAGCACAAAATCCAACCAACATGGAAGATATTTATAACGATGAGATTTTTATTAGAAACAACCCAACAGCGCTTTCTATTGTTTTTGACAGGCTCGTAAGGTTTAGACCAAACGCCTTCTACCGACACAAGCGTGAACAGTTAGTCTATTTTATATATTGCCCAGATCTAACTAAACTATTTGATGCAACACGCATCATCATTGACTGTCTCGATAGAGAGGATGCCGCAGCACAGGACCTAAATGCCTGGGTAGCCAATAACACTCTTTTTGACAGTAAGGGCAATGCTATAGAACCAAACGTGTTCTTTCATAATATAAAGGTTTATCAGGCAGATGAGGCAAGGGATATAGCAGAGTTAGCCTCAGCCAGAACCCTGTTCTTAAACAAACTAGTTATTGAGTATGACTATCATACCAAGGATATAGTTTCTCCTAGCCGCTATACTTAAAAAGGCTGTTATACTTAATATTGAGGAAACACCGCCAAATTTCATATAAAGAAAAAGAGGTGAAAATATGGCATATAGTCGTGGTACATCGACCAACATTATCGTTGGTGCAGCAGCACTTTTCGTTGCAGATACAACCCTAACTCCAAGTACATTGGAATCGTTTAGCACTGAAGTATCATTCAGAGAAACTCTCTCAAATGATGCAGCATACACAAACGTAGGTTACACCATGAACGGTCTTGAATTGCAGTTCCAACCAGACTTCGGTGAAGTTCAGGTAGACCAAATTCTTGACGTTGCTAAACTTTACAAGCAGGGTATGCAGGTTAATCTTGCAACTGCTTTCGCTGAAGCAACTTTGGAAAATCTCCTTCTTGCTTTAGCATTTGATTCATCAGAACTAACTGGAAACGTCGCAACTCACACAGGTAAGACTTTGAACTTATCTGCAGGTGATATTGGTGAATGCCCAGTAGAGCGTGGAATCGTTGCTGTTGGACCAGGTACAGGTGACTGCGTAGACTCTCCATATGTGGAGCGTGTTTACACAGCATACCGTGCACTCTCAATCGAGAATGTAACTGTTTCAGCAAAGCGTGATGAAGCATCAATGTTCGAAGTTTCATTCCGTCTTCTTCCAGAAGATGCATCAGGCTCATACGGTAAGATCGTTGATCGTACCTTCGGAGACCTACTTTCTTAATTATTTTAAGAATCAGCACAGCCCATCTCTTCGGAGGTGGGCTTTGTTGTTTTATGGTAGAATAGAATTTCCATGGCAACTACAATATATAATACACAAATAATACAACTATTTGATGGCACAGAATTAGAGATAGTCCCATTAAAGATTAAATATCTTCGTGAGTTCATGGTGGCCTTTGATGATGTAAAGTCAACAAAAGATGATGATGCTGCAATGCAGGTACTAGTTGAATGTACAAGAATTTGTATGAAACAATACTACCCAGAAATATCTAGATCGGTTGAGCAAATAGAAGATAATGTTGATATGCCAACCGTATATCAAATTTTAGATGTTGCAGCAGGAATTAAGATTAATAGAACTTCAGAAGAGCCTGTTAAAGATCAGGCTGAAAAAAGTGGAGAGACCTGGGAAACCCTAGATTTAGCAAAACTTGAGTCAGAGGTTTTTTTGCTGGGGATATGGAAAGACTATCAAGAGTTAGAGAAGTCAATGTCTATGCCAGAACTACTGGCTACCTTAGAGGTAAGTAGAGAATTAGATTATTCAGAAAAGAAGTTTATGGCTGCTATTCAAGGTGTTGACCTAGAGGCACAAGGACAACCAGAAAGAGGTCAGCAGGAGTGGGAAAATCTCAAGGCTAGAGTGTTTAGCAGGGGGCAGACCAATGATGCCAACGATGTATTATCTTTGCAAGGACCAAAAGCAAAGAGTTTAGGGTTCGGAATCGGCAATGGTCTTGATTACGAAGATTTAACAAAATAAGCGTTTTATGCTATAATTAACTTAACTTATCTAGGAGGAACAAATGGCAACAACCACGCATGAGGCTGAAAAAGTCACTCTCATTGATGGAACTATTATCAACGTTCGTCCACTTAAGATCTCACTTCTTCGTCCGTTTATGAAGAAGTTTGAAGGGGTGGCAAAAGTTGCGGAAGA